AAGCATGTATGTTTAGATTCGTGGGCGGATACGGCAGCCGCTGTTGCAAGTTGTGATTTAGTCATTACGTCTTGTACGTCAGTTGCCCATTTATCGGGTGCTATGGGTATTCCCACGTGGATTGTTATACCCATTTTGCCTTATTATCTGTGGGCGAAGCCGGGCAGTACAGCGGCGTGGTATAATTCAGTACGGTTATTCCGCCAAACAAGCTACGGGGACTGGACAGCCCCCTTTGTTAAAATTAAGCAAGACTTAAAAGAGGAAGTTCAAAATGCCAACGACGAAGACAGGTTATTGGATACGAGTGCACGGCGGGAAAGTCACGGATGTATGGGACTACGAGCCGCCTGCTGAAAAGAAAGCAACGGAAGGTGGATGGCGTGAAGCTGTTGAGGTTTTCCCTGACGTAACAGAAAACCGTGAGATTATGACTACTCACGTAATCGACATCGACAAAAGCCCCGCAGAGATCGTTTGGTCAAAGCGTGAACTTGCTGTTGACGAGCGCAAAAGTGGTTTGATTGGGCAGGCTAACGCCGAGTTCAAAGCGGTTGTAGACGCGCAGCTTGCTATAGAGATGGCTGAGGACGACGCTTCGGGTGATCTTGATGCGGTAGCCGCAGCTAAGGCTGTTAAGGATGCTCGTATTGCTACAATTAACGCAGCGACTACCCACGAAGAAGTTGACGCGCTCTAAGGAGTAGGCAATGGCTGTTCAAAAATATCCGGGCCGCGTGCTCAGTAAAACACCTCCCACTATAACTCCACCAGTAGATGGCGAGGGCGGCAGTGCGCCCGGTGTTTGGACATTATCAGAAGCCTTAGAGAACGAGAAAGCCGGTACATGGCCCAAGCCTGTGTTGGACAGGGAGTTGTACACGTGGGGGCTTAACTCTTTAGGTCAATTAGGTCAAAACAATACAATAAGTTACTCTTCCCCTGTACAGGTAGGGGGAGTGGACTGGGCGCAAGTAAATATCGATAATGCAACTCTTGCAATTAAAACCGATGGTTCTCTGTGGTCTTGGGGGTATAACGCCGGGGGGGGATTGGGAAACAACAGTACCCTTAATACATCCTCACCTACACAAGTTGGCGCTTTAACTGATTGGGCGCAAATAGATGTTGCACAAACGGCTTTTAGTGGCGGTATTAAAACCGAGGGCACCCTTTATATGTGGGGACTTGCGAGTTTTGGTAGGCTAGGCCTTAACGATACCGTTTGGAAATCCTCTCCAGTACAAGTAGGCGCTTTAACCAATTGGTCTCAATTATCTTTGGGGCGCGGCCATTCCGCCTCAATTAAAACCGATGGCACTTTGTGGACGTGGGGGTGGGGGCTACATGGTGCACTGGGTCAAAACATCTCACCAACAATAAACCGCTCCTCCCCCGTACAAGTAGGCGCTTTGACTACGTGGTCTCAAGTATCTGCCGGAGACAATTTTGTCGCAGCTATTAAAACTGACGGTACTCTCTGGACTTGGGGATATAATAATGCGGGACAATTAGGCATCAACGGGAATTTCTTTGCCTCCCGCTCTAGCCCAGTACAGGTAGGTGCTTTGACTACGTGGTCGCAAGTTTCTGCGGGTCAAGTTTCTGTTACCGCGATTAAAACCGACGGCACGCTTTGGACGTGGGGATATGATAACAATGGACAACTTGGCCAAAATAACAGTATTGCAAGATCTTCCCCAGTACAAATAGGCGCACTTACTAATTGGTCTCAAGCATCGTGCAAAAATCACGTCGCCGCAGTCAAAACCGACGGCACGCTTTGGACGTGGGGTCAAGGAACTAATGGTAAGTTAGGACAAAATAGTACAATAAATTTCTCGTCGCCGGTGCAAGTCGGTGCTTTATCTACTTGGTCCCAAGCCTCTGCCGGATATAGAGAAACCGCCGCCATAACAAAAGGATAACCTTTGAACTTATTTTTTTCGTACGACCTGACGCCCTCTAAAGCCTACATAATTAGGGTCGTGGGCCACGAAGATTCAGAAAAGAAAGCCGCCCACTGCGCCGAGTCCTGTGACAACGTGGGCCAAGAGTGGGAATACTGGGATGCCTATAACGGCATAGACGGCGAGCTGAAAGCCCCGTCGCACCACAATCCGATAATGGATTGTATAAAGATAACCGACCACTATATGACGCGGGGCGAGGTAGCCTGTGCGCTGTCCCACATAAGCCTTTGGGCGAAGTGCGTGGTCGAAGATAAGCCGTTGGTAGTTCTTGAACACGACAGCGTAATGACCCAACCGTACATCCAACACGCGGTGTATAACTCGATCTGCTACTTAGGTAGCCACGAGCAGGTCAAACAGGGATGGCAGGTACTGCCTACGCCGCCCCACGCAAGTGAAGGACCGAACTACCATTTTATCTGCCGCGCTCACGCTTATGCGATTGACCCGGCGGTGGCGAAGAACATGCTTGCCCACGTGATTAAGTACGGCATTACGGGGCCACTGGACATACTGCTTAGAGCGGACATCTTCCCGATTCACCAGATGGGTATTTATGCCTACAACGAATGGGATGGCGACAAGCTAAATACAACGATTAAGGGCAGGCCACTAGAGGGTCGCAGCACTGAGCGTAACGACGATCTGTCTATATGATTCCTAAAAAAGTACACCTATCGTGGAAGACTAAGGACCTACTAGACAGCGAAAGTCCGCTGATAACGGAAGGCGTCAAGAAGCTCATAGAGCTAAACCCAAACTGGGAAGTCACGATATACGACGACGCCGAGGTAGATGCCTACCTACAGGACAAGCTAGAACCACAGTTATACGCGCTGATTGCCGATAAACACATAGTACAGAAGACCGACCTATGGCGGCTAATTAAGCTCTATATTGAGGGTGGCCTGTACATGGACATCGACCGGTTTGTGAATACGCCGTTAGATGACTTGTTAGACGAGGATACAAAGTGGGTTGTGCCGACATGCAGGGATTACGACTTCTCGCATGATTTTATGATGACAGCCCCGCAAAATCCGGTGTATAGCACAGCCATACAGCTCTATTTACAACGGTTACAGGAAGGACACAACAGCATCTATTTCCTTGGCCCACAGACGTACATGCACGCGATTACTATGGTGCTAATGGGTGAGATGATAAATACTGACCCCGGCATAGAAGTATTTGAAAAAATTAGAGAAACAATGGAAGCCGCAGGCTTCATTAAGACATACCGAGAAGACCCACCTTACGACACGATTATTTACCGTAATGGCACTTTGGGTTTAGACTGGGAACAGGAAAAGCGTAAGTTTTATGCCGAGTCAGGGCTAAAGCACTGGTCCGGGGACTGGTAAGGGTTAGATTATGGCCACTCAACGTGAAACGCAGAAGTTAACTCGATTAGAAACTAAGATCGACAACATCACAGAACAGTTGGTGGCGATAGTTCGTATGGAAGAGCAAGTTAAGACTATCTTTAATCGGATAGAAAAAATAGATGCAAAACAAGACCATATAGAGCAACGGGTCAAGGATGTTGAGGATACCTCACGCGGCGCTAATATTATGGTTACGTCTATAGAACGCCTTGTTTGGGTAGTAATAACCGCACTTGCTTCCTACATAGTGTGGCAGCTTAACCACTAGGATTATCTATGTTTAAGAAAGCTAAGGTCGCATTTACGCTCCTACAGAAAGGCAAAGCAGTGGCAGACCCTGCCAAATGGAAGTCTAGGCAAATCACCGCAACAATGCTTACGGGTGTGCTTTGGGCAGTTTTGCAGGCTGCGGAGGCTTTCGGTTATACGGTACCTGTCGATGAAGCTACTGTGGACTCTATTGCTGTTGGCGTGCTTGCTGCTGTCAACTGGGTGCTCACATTATCAACATCTGAAAAGGTCGGGATGCAACCTCGGGGTTAAACCGGTAGTAAAAGCCCCTCAAATAGCTAAAGTAAACCCTAACATTTACGGCGTAGAAGCCGTTTTATTCACTGTGGAGTGCGAATTAAAATGAGTAAATTTAAGCTCGCTTTTGAGATTGCCCGTTTCGTCCTGTTTCTTGTTACTTCTATTAAAAATCTAGTTCTTGAGGCTGAAGAGCAACTACCAGAAAGCGGTAAGGGTTCAGAGAAATTTGCTGCGGTTAAAAAAGCAGTGATTATTGCGGCTAAATACGCCGAAATAAGTGAAAAAGCAGTCGATACAGTAGACGGGTTTATTGACGAACAGATAAATCAAACCGTAGAAGAAACGATTAACACTTACAAATAGCCTATGACAGAAAAACTGCTTGAAATGCTTCGTAGGCATGAAGGTGTAAAATCCCATATATACCGGTGTAGTGCCGGTTTTTGGACTATAGGCGCAGGACGAAATGTAGACCCCAACAGCGGTATTGGGCTGTCTGACGACGAAGTAGATTACCTGCTAGAGAACGACATTGAGCGTGTCATCAAAGAGCTAAGTACTGAATATCCTTGGTTTAATAGCCTTGATGATGTACGAAAAGATGCTATGATTGACATTAGCTTTAACCTTGGTGCCACTAGA